GCTGGGATGAGAGCCAGCACGTCCTCCGGCCCTTCGAGCTGCCGCGTGACTGGTCTCGCTTCCGGAGCGGTGACTGGGGATCCAACAGCCCCTACAGCATCGGCTGGTGGGCCATCGTCACCGACGACTATGAGCACGACGGCGCGCTCCTGCCTCGAGGCGCTCTGGTCCGCTACCGCGAGGACTACGGCAAGGTCGGCGGCAAGCTGACCGCGGAGGCGGTTGGCGAGCGCATCGCCGCTGCCGAGCGGGTCGACCCGAAGCTGATCTACGGCGTGCTCGACCCGTCAGCCTTCAAGACGGACGGCGGCCCGAGCATCGCAGAGCGCATCAACGGCGTGCTGCTGAAACGGCAAATGATCGGCTTCCGCGAGGCCGACAACAAGCGCGTGACGCGAGCGCAGTCTCCGGACAAGCGCGGCGCCATGGGCGGCTGGGATCAGATGCGCGGGCGCCTGATCGGCACTGCGCGGCACGGCAAGCTGGGCATCATCGATTGGACCTCCGGTCGACCGATGGCCTACTGCTTCTCGACCTGCGCCGACTCGATCAGGACCATCCCGGTCCTGCAGCACGATCCGAACGTCGCCGAGGATCTCGACACGACATCGGAGGATCACGCCGCTGACGATTGGCGCTATGCCTGCATGTCGAGGCCATGGATTCGCCAGGTCGCCGAGCCGAGGCCGGACGCCGGCACAGGCTATCGCGCGATGCAGGACGACATGGCCAACGCGAACGACTCGATCAAGACGCTTTGAGGGTGACAATGCTGGTGACCGAGAAAGAGGCTAGGACGAAATGGTGCCCCGACGCGCGCGTCGGGTTGACGGCTGGAATGGCCGTGAACCGCCATCCGGACGACAGCGTGAACGAGGATTGCTGCTGTGCTGGCTCGGCCTGCATGGCCTGGCGCTGGTGGGGTCTGTTCATCAATGAGGCGGATCAGATCCCGACCCGGAGCTATCCGGGCGAGCGCATCGATCCGTCATCGGCGCCCAGAAGGGTCGGCTATTGCGGAAGGGCTGGCCAACTATGACCAGCAAATCAGTCGACGCAGCGCAGTCCAGAGCGGAGATCTCGAGCGGCATCTACGCCTCGAGGCTGCGCCGCTTCGTGGAAAAGTGGGCGCCTCGGCAGTCGTATGAGCGCGACAGCTTCCAGCAGGATCTGATGATGCTGTTCGCCGACGCCATGCGCAGTCAGGCTGACTACCTCAGCCTCGGCATCGAGACCTATGCGTCCACGCTGTGGCGCGAGCAGGCGCTGCGACCGCTTCAGGTGATCTTCGATGAGAAGGGCCCGAAGTGATGCAGATGTACCGGGTCAAGTTCAAGCATCACAAGGACAAGGTGATCGACACCGGCGAGGCCCTCGTCGTGGCGTCGAACGCCGACCAGGCCTGCGACATGGTTGCCACGCTGCTCGAGCTGCCGCGGTCGTCGACCTCGATGGAGGCGAACCGCGAGAAGCCGAGCATGTATGTGCTGGAGCGCTGGGATGTGCATAAGCACACGCCGACCAGGGCGACGTTCCCTGCCAAGGGCGAGGACACGCGCCACCAGTACAACGTCTCGGCCTCGGCATTGGTCTGGGCGCACAGCGAGAACGCAGCGATGCGCAAGCTGGCAGCAGCCATCAATGCCGAGGTCGAGGGCGGGGACAAGGCGAAGGCGGTGGGGTCGCTGCAGATCCTGTGCGACCGCTCCGATCACTCGCCCAAGCCGTCTGCGATCGAGGCCAATTCCGTCTTCACCAACATGAAGATGTTTCAGGGCGGAGCAGTGAGGCCTCGATGACCGACCCGTGGAAGAACATGCCGATCGCGCCGCGTGATCGCGCCATCCTGCTGTTCCTGCCGGCGGTCCATCACACGCCGGACCCGAACCGGCCAGGCCACCCGCTCGACGTCGCGCACGGTCGCTGCGTCGGATGGTGGGATGAAGAGCTGCAGCACTGGGTGACGGGCTTCCACCCGAACCACGGTCATCTGCACAAGGTCTACCCGTCGCTCTGGACGGATCTAACCCCAGAGCCTTGCCGCACCTGAGGATAGCATGGCGCGCCATCTGAACACCGACGCGCAGCGCGACGGCGCGCTGTGGATCCGCTGGGCGGCCAAGCAGCTGTGCCCCGTCAGCTTCAAGACGGAGGCGCTCTCGACCATCTCTCTGCGCACCATCGCCTCGGTGATGAAGCAGAAGGATGACGAGGATGGCTTCCATCTCTTCGGCGAGACGGTCCTGCTGCGCTCGGGCATCCGCCTCGGCATCATCGAGACAACCGGCTCCGCGTAATACCGTGGCGCGAAAGTGGCGGGCGGCACCTCGATCGAGGTCAACACGCAGCGCGCCACACTAGGTGGAAATAGGGGTTCGAATCCCCTTGGCTGCCCGAGCGCGGCCATCGTCTAATCGGTCTAGGACGCCACCGCTTAATGCCCGCGTCGAATGACGCCAGATCGCCTCGATGGGTGAGGCTCGCTGGCCGAGAACGGCTGCCTATTGCCGCATAGGAGACAACATGGACATCGAGCCGATCCTGCAGTTCTTCGAATACCTGCACCTGCCGCCGCACCTGCAGGCCATCAGCCAACCCTTCAGCGCGCTGGCGAAGGAGATCGTGGCCAAGGTGCCGCGCAACCCGGAGCGCACCGTGGCGCTCCGCAAGCTGCTCGAGGCCAAGGACTGCGCGGTGCGCGCGGTGCTGATGAAGTAGCACCGCCTGATCCATGGTCAGCCTCGCGCTTGAGGATCCAACGGCGCCGGATCCCGACTCCGTCGCCATGATGAACCACATCGACGGCATGAAGCCATGGCTGCGCGCGCTGGTCCGCGAGTACGGCTACATGATCATCCGCGATGTCCTCGCGGAGGCAGAGGGCCCCTTGGACCCGTTCGTTCTGGCCGACCAGCTCCAGACATGGCGCGAGCGCCGGCAGGAGCAATGGCTGGCCACCAACTTCATCACCACCCGATCAGCGCAGAGCATTGCCGATGCTGTTGCGTACCGGATGGCAAGCGGTGAGGCGCCAAACGGGCGCCGCGCAAGGATCAAGCATGCGAGAGCAATTCGTCAGCGATACAGGGACGCTCGGCCGCTGGCAGACCAACGCGCCGGATGACTGGGACTGGAGCGGAGACTCCGAGGGATATTTCCCCGTCACGCGCCTGCGCACCCAGTACATCGACTATCTCGCCGGCAAGCAGCTCGAGATCGAGGAGCAGCAGCAGGGGCGGCACTACTACCACGGCGCCCAGTATACGGCGAAGGAGATCGAGATCCTGCGCAACCGCAGGCAGCCGATCGTCACCTTCAACCGCACGGGCCGCAAGATCGACTCGATCGTTGGCCTCGTCCAGCGCCTGAAGCAGGATCCGAAGGCCTATCCGACCAGCCCGCGCCATGCCGACGGCGCCGAGATCGCAACGCAGTCTGTGCGCTCGGTCCTGAAGGCATCGCACTGGGACTATGTCGACCCGTTCTGCGCCGGCCAGGCCGCGACCGAGGGCATCGCCGGCATCGAGCTCAAGCTGGTCGAGGGCGACCATCAGGACCCCGACGTCGCCTTCGACTATGTGTTCGGCGACGATTTCTTCTATGATCCTCGGTCATTCAAGGCCGATTTCAGCGATGCCCGCTACATGGGGATCGCGAAGTGGCTGGACGTCGAGGAGGCGGTCGAGCTGTTCCCCGACCAGGAAGACCTGATCCGCTCGCTGATGGTCGACAACGGTTTCGACCTCACGACCCATTCCGACCGCGAGTTCAAGTGGGTCTATGTCAACGAGCAGCGCCTGCGGCTGGTCGAGCACTGGTACAAGCACCGCGGCAAATGGTGCTGGGCGTTCTACTGCTCCAACATCCTGCTCGACCAGGGCGTCTCGCCGTTCCTGGACGAGCGCAACCGGCCCATGTCGCGATTCATCATGTTCTCGGCCTCGGTCGACCATGAGGGCGATCGCTACGGTTTCGTGCGCAACCTGAAGGGCCCGCAGGACGAGCTCAACCAGCGCCGCTCGAAGTCGCTGCACATGTCGAACGTCACCGGCCTGTATATTCAGAAGGGCGCGGTCGACGACGTCGAACGGACGAGGCGCGAGCGCGCGCGGCCGGACGGCGTGGTCGAGTACAACCAGGGCTTCGAGAAGCCGCAGGACATCGTCAACGAGAACTCGCTGCAGCACCAGCTCTCGCTGATGCAGGACGCCCGCAACGAGATCGACTCGTTCGCCAACATCAACCCGCAGCTGCTGCAGCAGGGCGGCGGCCCCGACGAGCACTCGGGCGTCGCCATCAACCTCCTGCAGAAGGCAGGCATTGCCGAGTTGGGCAGCTTCCTGCGCAACTACAAGGACTGGAAGTGGCGGGTCTACCGCGCGATCTGGAACATCGTGGTGCGAACCTGGCAGTCTGAGCGGTGGATCCGCGTCACCGACAATCAGGGTCTCGCCCAGTTCATCCAGATCAACGGCCTCGAGCAAGATCAGTTCGGCAACCCGACCATCATCAACGCGATCGGCGCGCTCAACGTCGAGATGGATCTCGACGAGGGCCCGGACGAGGCGTCGCTGATGCAGGACACCTACGACCAGATCAAGCTGGATCCGAACGTGCCCTTCGCGGTGAAGCTCGAATTCATGCCGATGTCGGAGTCGAAGAAGCAGAAGATCCGGCAGCTGATGCAGGCTCCGCCGAACC